AATAATGCGTGTAAGAATCAGTTGTGTGGTTATTTGAGGCAGTGTGATGCGAAGAAGGATGGTTTGTTGATAAATTTTAGTAGATCGAGGAGTGTTGTGGAGTGGAGTTATGGGTGGGTGTGATAATAAAATGTGCGTTAAATGTAAATGAAATTTACGATAAAACAAATCATTTTGGTTATTTTGGTTGTTGTATTGGTTAGGTTAATTATAATTAGTAGAAAAGAGGGATTTTCTCAAGTTTCTGATAAAAAGGTGTGTGTAATATTATTTGGTTTTGCTCCTCGTAGTTTTAAACACGTACACAAAACGATAAAATCAAGAATTATTGATGTATTGCGCAAAAAATTTTCGAAAGTTTCGGTTTACCATTATAGTTTATTGTCAAAAAAAGGGTTAATAGAATCTAATAGACCAGGAGAGAATGGCATGCCTATAAATAATGACGATGTAAAATTGATGCCAGTAGAGAAAATGGTTACAGAGTATCAGGAAGACATAGATATACAGGGTTATGTTGATAAAAGCTGTGGTCAAGAACGCTACAATCACAAAATAAATCCACTCCGTCAGTTTTATCAGGAGTCAATGTTACAAAAGGTTTTCCCAGTAGACGATTATGACGCTTGCGTAGCTGTGACGAACGATTCGTATTGTTTGAAAGACGTTAATATACAACATGTATTAGATGTCTGTGACAATAATAATATTATATATACCACCACATATAATAAGGCTGGTGGATTGGCGAATGGGTTTTATATATGTTCTCCTTATGCTTTTAAGAAGGTAACTAATAGAATAAATTATTATAAAGAGCGTTGTAAAATGTTGAATGGTGGTGTTGAAAATCCTGAGCAGTTTTTGAAATATTCGGTTGAAAGAGACGGGTTGAAGAACAAGGATACGGATTTCTTTTATTTAAAGATTCGGGCAAATAAAAAAAACACAAGCTATATACCATTAATGGAGAAAAACGGCATTTCGAAGAAGACTGCGGATGAAATGAGAGCAATGTTTGGTGGTAAAATCATAAAATGATAGAAGCAATATACATAAGGTATAAAATGTGAATTAATAATAACATGGAATTTATTGATGAAGAACCCGTTACAAAAATAAGGGGTTTATTTGATTGTGCAAATCCTGAGTGGGCAAGTTATTTAATTCCGATAAGGTCGTATTTTTCGAAAACGGAATATGAGTTTGAGGCAGTTACAAAGGAAAATGTAGATAAGCTAGAACATGTCAGAAAAGGGTATGATATAATAGTGAAGGGTAATTTTGGTGCTAAATTGGAGAATTATTATACTACAGGAAAGCCTCATATATATATAAGTTATGAGAGTTATGACGTTTCAGCGAATATAGATGTACCGTATAGTTTGCGTTTTTCTAATGTGTTAAAAGAAGAAAATGTAGAAAATGAGAAATTTATATATCTTCCGTATATTTGTAATTTTTTGATGAAGGGAAAGTATAGTAATTTTAGTTGTATTCGGAAGTATAGTGTGGCGTATTGTTCTTCGAATAAAGTAGCGATAAGGGAGCATATTTTTAATGAATTTGTGTTGAAATTTGGAGTTAATGAGTGTGTAAGTTTTGGAAAATGTTTTGGAAATTATAAAGAGACCAATAAGAAATTAGAAGGAGATCATATGTCGAAACTACTTCGAAATTCTTTATCTGAATGTAAATTTATGTTGTGCTTTGAGAATAGAGATGTCCCAGGGTATATAACGGAGAAGATTGGATTAGCTCATCGTTCGGGATGTATTCCAATATATTTGGGTACGAATATTATAAAAAGATATTTTAATCCAAAAAGTTTTATAAATTTGAAAGATTTTAAAAGTATTAAAAGTTGCGTGGAATATGTCAATAATTTGACGGACCGTCAAATAGATGAAATTCGCCAAGAGCCAATGTTTATAGAGGAAAATGGCGTGGTTTCAAATAAGATTCCAAGAGAATTAAGTGTTATTAATCCCACAGACGACAATGTCTACAAATTTAGAAAATGGACCAGTAAATTGGTAACAAAGCCCATTAATATTGTGTATTAATAAGTGGTTTACGCCGCCAGTATTGATTTCTCATTTATTGGTCTATTGGCTGGATTTAGAATCATACGCAACAATTCACTAGTTTGTACTACAATTTGAGAAGCTAAATTTGCTACCTCTTGAGGTTTACTAATATCCGGTGATTCCGAATAATACATACTACCTTGAGCTGGGCCTTCGTATTTTCCTTTCAGGCTAATGGCATTATCAAGTTCTGTCTTAAATTCAATTCCAGCCTCCGGCCCCGTATAATCTCCATCAAGTACTTTATTTAGTATCTCCTTCATTTTTAAGGCGTGATATTCTAGTTCTAATGACCATACATCTGGGTTTTTATTAATTTCAGATCCTGATGGTGTATCTTTTTGGTCGTCTCCATCTTGAGTAAATAATTCTTTTTTTTGTATTGTAAAATAGCTAACGAAGCTAAGATTAATAGAATAATATATTTCCAATAAATTTTAACAATATTAACAAATTTTTTGAGGATGGTATTGATGATTGTATATGGAATAGATATTAATCAGAAGCATTTTTTTTAAGATCGTTGAGTAAATCAATGTAATCGTGGGTGTATTTTAGGAGGTGGGTGGTTGAAGTAAGAACACCAGCGATAACATCGCCTAATTTATCTTTATCGGTTAAATCTATGGAATCGGGAGGTTTAAAACCTTGGTCGAGAACGTGTTTTAGATGAATATAAGAAGGATCCTTATTGATGATATCGAAATCGCTAGAAAAGTTATATTCAGTTTTAATCATATTTGCGGTATCTGATATACTTTGTTTAATTTTATTTTCAGGTGATATTTTTTCTACTTCTTCTACTTCTTCTACTTGTTCTTGTGAAGGGGATTGGGTAAAAAGTTCAGTTGATTCTTTATAATGGCATAAATTTGATAATAGCATTAATAAAATGAGGATGTAATGCCAGTAATTTTTAATAATGTGTTTAAGTTTGTTGGAAAGGGAACTCATAATATAAATAACATATATTAAAATTTATTAAAATTTATTAAAATTTAGATAATGAATCGGGGAATATATTGCAAATTTTGCCAGTATCCAAAAGAACAGATACACGAGCCAAATCTAAGTCAACATTTTGGACAGTGCCAGCAACAAATTCATTGGTTTTAATTTTTCTTTTAACACGCATCCCTTCTGTAAATACAGCAGCAGCAGCGATACGTTGTGTGTTTTTGTATTTATTGTCCCTATCTTGAGCAGCTTTTTTAAGAAGTTCAATTGTTTCACCGAAAGCGCCCTTTTCAAAGATTTCGGCAGTACCGTGTTGGAATCCATTTTCTGGCGTTAATACGAGTTCTAAGAGAGTTTCCAGAGGAACACGTAGTTGGTGGTCGAGGTAGTAGAGACCGTCGAGTTTTTGTGAAGAAGTGAGGAGGTCGGGGTGTTGAACACGTTCGTGTTGAAGACCCGTTCCTTCGATAAAGACGTAAGGTATTCTTTCGCCAGATTGTGGTGGATCGATGGAGTTTTGTTCTTTGAGGCGTTTAGCGAGTTGAACGTGGGGTAGGTTGATGGTGGGTATTTTATCGGGGCATTCGCATTGTCCAAAATCATTTTCTTGGGTGTGGCATTTGGTGCATTTGTAGCCAGTTCTCAGAGTTTTGGATAGTTTAAGTTTGTTGACGGGTACTTTATTGGTGATGAGGTCTCCGACGGCATATTCGGCGAGTTCTTTTGCTTTGGTGATATTTCTTTCGTAGAAGAGGGTGTCGAGAACTTTTTTGCTTATGTCCTGTACATAAGGGCAAACATCACGTCTAACGAGGTGTATACCCTTTGCGTCGAGGTGGTCGCTTTTATCGGGGTTGACCCATTCGAGGTATGCGTATCGTTTTTTGGTGAAAAGCATGAAGGGGTACATAACTTTTTCGAATTCGAGTTCGACGGGTTTTTTGTAAAGATGTTTGTTACATGAGTCGGCGGCTAGTTCGCTGAGTCTGAAGATTTCTTGCATATAGCCAGGTTCTTCGGGTTTAATAACGGTGCCATTTTTATCTCTGGCGACAAATTTAACGTAGCAGGAGTCTGTATCGCCGTAGACGACGTCGCATTCGAATGTATTTTCGCAGTGATTTTTAGTTATTTCGATGAGATAGCGGCCCTTGGCGGTAACGCTGCTGGCGATGGGTTTCATGGGTAGAAATCCGTTAGTTGCTCCGGTGAATCCGTAAACAGAGTTCATGCTAACTTTGATGGCGAGTTGTTCTGCGTTATAGATGCCTTCTAAGGTGGCGTTGTTGTCTTTGTTTGCTTTTTTCATTAGTTTTTTGACGGCTTTTCTTTGTTTCCATAGTTTGTCGAGGATTCGTGGTAAAATGCCCTGAATATTTTGGACGAAGTGGTATGTTTGTTTTATTGATTCGCCCGTTGCGTCGTCGGTTTGTTCCCATTCGATGGTTTCAATTTCGTGGTTCATTTTTTTAACTTTGTCGAGGTCCTCTGGTAATATCATGGTGCTGTAGCACAAGTTGAAGGCGATCATGATGCTGGGATAAAGGGAAGCGAAATCAAGACCGCTGACGGCTTCGAAGTATGCGCCCTTATTTGCGTGGAGTACGGTAGCGCCGAGGAATTTTTCGGTTGATTCTTTTTTATCCCAACTGGGTACAAGAACGTTAGAAAGGCGAGTTTCGTATGTAATTTGTGAGAATACTTTTATTTGTTGGCCACGGGTGATAAGCCATTCGATGGGAACTCGAGTGATATTGGCCATACCGATGAGGTTGATGAATATCATTCGAGCGTCGGTTAAGCGAAGAGGTAGGAGGGTATCTTGGACGCAGTATTTAACGCATTCGGCCATGGTTGTGGCGTCCATATTCATTTTGAAGAAAAGGTCGATGGGAAGGAGGTCAATTTTGTTTTCTTTGAGGTAGTGTTCGCTAACTCTGTCGAGTTTGTAGCTTTCGAGTTTAGTTTCACGTTTAAACCATACGTAAAGATCGACTTTGTATACACCAGGCATGTCCATTATTCTGAAGAAGTTGGAGCCGTATGCGGCGGTTACGAGTTTGGCGTCTTTCATTTCTCCTGATATGTTGGGTATTCTGGTACAAGAAGTCATGAGATCTGTTAGGTCGTGGAGTTGGAGGCGTTTGTATATGTATTCGTCGTCGAAGCCGTAAATGTTCCATCCCATCATAACGTCGGGGTCAGTATTTCTAATAAAGGCGAACCATTTTATGAGTAGTTCACGTTCGTTTTGGGCGCATTCGCAGATATCAGCGCCTGTTTCTGTGGTATCGCATGGGGCAATGCAGACGGCGTGTTTTAAGTATTGGTCGGTTCCGTATTTCCATAGGGTGGTACAGATAATTCTAATTTGGTCGCCTTTTTTGGTGGCGTCGGGAAAAATGGTGGGAAGTTCTTTTTTGATATCTCTATCGGCGTTGATATTGAATTTGGCGGAGTGTTTATCACGAGTTGCTTTGCTGTCGCATTCAATGTCGAAGCTGCCGATAACAAAAGGAGCAGTGGCTTGTTTGTCTAGAAGAGGTTCAAGGTCTGTGTATTTAACGGAAACGTTGAAAGAGCATTGTGAGAATTGTGTTTGAGTGTCGATATATTTGTTAATTTTAATCCATCCAGCGGTGTTGATATTTCTAGTGTGGCAGAAACGAAGCATGGGGTCGATATTAGATTCGTATAGGTCCCATAGGGAAGGGGGTTTATCGGGATGCCATTTGATGAATTTTTTGAATATGTAGGAAGCAGTTTTGAAGGCGGCAATGGAAGTGAATTTAAGGCGTAGGAAAGGGAATGTTTCTTGATTTGTGAAGGGGTATAGGATTTTAGCTTTAACGAGAGTGATATTGACGATGTGTGTATTTTTCCGGCCGAGGCGTTTTTTTATAAATTGTAAAAATTTTTCAGTATAATCGGGGCTCCAAGATTTGTATTGTTTAGGTATTTTGATGTAAAAAGCAGGAGTAAAGTTGTCGATGGTTACGCCGATCGAGTCACCATTTTCATTGCAACCACAGCAAGTTATATGAAATTGGTCTTCATAATCGTAGGATTTCCAAGTAAGAGCTTGAAAAGTGATAGGGTTACCGTCGGTAGAAGAAGGTTTTCTGGTCCAAGTGTCCATTTTATTTATAGTAAGTGTATTATTTTTAAGTCTGGAAGTTGCTGATAGTATTTTAGTATCCAAAAGGAAGAGCACACCGACCGTTAAATATTGATAGAATATTGTAATTAGTGGCATATATATTAATAGTAGTAACATCATTACCAGATAAAGATTTTACTCTTAGATTTGCTTTATCAATGCGAGAGAAGTTACAAGTTCCAGAAGGTTCGTGTTCTTCGGGTCGAAGTGCGAAAGATTGTAGGAATATATGTCCATTTTTGGGTATTCTGGAGTGAAATTTGAAGGGTTCCAAGTGGCTAAAGTACATGCTTGGTAGTGGATTATTTAAATCGATGCCGTTAAGAGATAGATATGCGCTTTCTATTTTGGGTATGTAGTCTCCTGATGAGTTTTTCATGGTCCAAATAATTTCTTTAACGGGATGATTAAATTTGAAAGGTGCCTTAATGAAGGCGTTGCCGTTGGTGCTTAGAAGTTCGGGATCTTCGTCGAATTGGACTTGTTCTATTAAGTATTCGAGTTTTTGTTGTGTAAAAATTTTCCGTTCGGAATCATCGAGGTGAAAATAGTCGACAATGAGATATTCGTCGGAAGTTGTAGAGCCACCTAATGTATTTGTTGACGTATTGTCTTGTTTGAAGGTGATTTCAATAGAGACTTGGGCATATTTTAAAGCTATTAGAGGTATAGCAGCCCCGATATTTTTATTGAACCAAAATTGAAGAGGTATAAGTACCGTAGCAGGGCTTGCTGTATTATTAGTTCCAAGGTCATTACCCATCATTTCGATGGTGCCTGCGCTGTTAGTATTGGCATTGGTGGTTAAATTTGGTTGATATCCTCCAACTTTATCATCAGAAACTGTGAGGTCGTGCCATATATCTAGCCATTCGCCGTAGTGTCTATCGATGAGATGTTCTCCAATTTTAACGTCGATGAAGTCGATATAAGAAGCCCAAGTTCTGCTGATCACGTTGTTCTGTTGTGTTGTTTTGAAGTGGATGTACATACTTCCAACGAGATCTCCTGTGCGGCTGATGATAAATTTTGATTTTGAGCCATTTTGAAATTTTTTGTCGGGGTCAAGTTGTGAAATTTCCCGTGAGAAGTTGGTGTATTGATTGTAAATGGCTTTGAAGAATGTAATTTTGGGGTCTCCAGTTAGAAAAACGTCTTCTGCGCCTTTTGTGGCGAGTTGCATGAGTCCTCCTCCCATTGTGTCTTTTATCTAAAAGCGAATATTTTTTAGTTGAAATAACGAACAACTAAAAAACACTCGCAAAAGTGAGTGTTGAGAAAAAGCAAAAGGGTTAAACCGTAGGATTGCGCAAATATATCCTTACGGTTTCGATATCATAATAAAAAATAATCAATAAAAGCAGATAATTTAGTTGGAGTACGCAAGACCACCCATACCAGAGACGACACGGAGGACGTTGTAGTTGACGGCGTAGATGTCGGCGGCGGTGGCGGTGCCGGTCTTAGTGAGGGTAGCGTTGTCGATACGGGAAAAGTTGCAGGTACCAGATGGCTGGTGCTCCTCGGGGCGGAGGGCGAAGGAATAGACCAGAACATTGACGTCGCCGCCTAGAGCAGTGTGGTGGTAGTACTTCTGGAGCGTGCTGAAGTATCTCTCCTCGCGGGCGGCGAAGCGGTCGTGGCCGTTAAGCATAAGCTTCCATTCACCAGTGGGCTCGGAGGTGACTTTCCATACAAGCTCCTTGACGGGGTGGTTGAAGTTAAGGCGGAACTTGGTGCCACTGGCCTCAGCGCCAGGGAACTGGAGCTGATCGATGAGGTATTCGTGGCTCATCTGGGCGAAGCGCTTGCGTTCCTCAGTGTCAAGGTAGATGTAGTCAACCCAGAGGGACGCGGAACCGAAGGCTGGGTTGTCGGTGTAGGTGGGGCCGAAGGTGATGTTGAGTTTTACCTCGTGGTACTGGAGGGCGATAAGGGGTAGCGCAAGGCCAACGTTGCGGTTGAACCAGAACTGAAGGGGTACGTAAGCCATTTGGCTCGCAGTAGTGCTGAAAAGTGACCCCTTCGCCTTGGTGCCTCCCGCTACGGAGTCGCAGCTTAGGTCATACCAGATGTCGAGCCAGTCACCGTAGTGCTTGTCGATCTTCTGTCCGCCGATCTCTACCTCTACCTCCTTGATCATTTGCGCGAAAGTGGTGGTAGCAGGGTTGGGCACGGTTGAGCCATTGGGTATGGCAAGGTGCATGGCGCCGATAA